CCGGACAAGCGCAAAGACCCGGACAATATCATCGGCGGCCTGAAGTACCTGTTGGACGGTTTAACTGATGGCGGAGCGATCAAGGGGGATCGGTGGTCAAATGTCAAGGCGATACGGACGTCGTGGACGGTGGACAAGTCGGCACCGGGCGTGGTGGTTCAATTGGTTGAGGTGCCGTAGGTATGCGCTGTCAAAATCCATTATGCGGCCCGGAGCCTTTGACGTTCGCTTGTGACAATTTCCACTATTACTGGATTTGTCCAAGCTGCGGTTGGTTCTGGACTATTAACGCCGGCTATTACCGGGCGTTCACTGCTGCCTATATGGCGGCGAAGGGAGTAGTAGACGATGAAGAAGAAGTGGAAGCCCAAGGTTAGGCTTTTCAAGCTGGACGATGGAGTGGATGCGCTGGCGAATAAGGTGCCGGCGGACGTGTGGGCCAAAATCGTTCAACAGCGTGAGGTGGTTCTAACGGCGTTTATCGCCAAAATGGGGTGCCAGCCGGAGGACGTGGTTCAGGTCGTGCGGTTTTATCCTGATCGCGTGACGTGGCGGCTGCACCATCGGGCGGCGACACGCTAAAGGGGGTGTGATGAGCGCGACGACTGACAAGATCCGTGCGCTGAGCGCCGAGGGGCTGAGCAAGCCCGAGATTGCCGACAAATGCGGCGTAAGCCATCGCTATGTCCAACACATTTTGCGAGGGGTGTACTCCCCGGACGGCCGGCTGGGGCCGCGCAATGCGTCCCCGGGGGCCGACGCGGATGAGCTGAAGTTCCTGCGGATCCGGATAACACAACTGCAGCGGGCGGCCGACGACGACCAGCGCCAGGACGGAGCGCTCAAAGACTTTTTCAAGAGCGCCATTGCGGCGGCCGGCAGGGCCTCCCCGGAGCCCAAGGTTTACAAGCCGCCCAAGACCCAATCCGGCCGGGTCAAAATCAATTCGCCTGTTGCGGCCGTGGCTCATTTCACAGACTGGCATATCGGCGCGGTGCAAAAGCCGGATGAGGTCGAGGGGTTCGGGGAGTTCTCGCTCGCCATTGCCAAGCGCCGGCTGGCCTCCTATGTCCAAGCGTTTAGCAAATGGGTGGAGGCTCATCGGAGCGTTTACCGCCTGGATGATCTCCATGTGTTCGTTACCGGGGATCTCATTTCCGGCGATATCCATGACGAGCTGCGCGTGACCAACGAATGCCCCTCCCCGGTTCAAGTGGTCGAGGCGGCCCGGCTGCTCGCCTGGGCGGTCAATGCGCTGGCGCCGCATTACATTTCCACCACGGTTCATTTCGTGGTCGAGGACAACCACGCCCGGCTGACCAGCAAGCCCCAGCATAAAGAGGCGGGGCTCAATTCGCTCAATTACCTGGTAGGCATGCTGGCCCGGGAGCGGCTGATGGACGTGGACGGGGTGATGTTCAACATCTATCCGCAATTCCAAATGGTCGTGGATGTCATGGGCCGGCAGTACCTATTGACCCACGGCCACAAGGTTCAGGGCTGGGCCGGGTTCCCGTACTACGGCCTGGAGCGCCGAGCCCACCGAGAGGCCATGCGCCGGATGACCACGGGCTTGGGCAAGTTCCACCGAATTGTCCTGGGCCACTGGCATGCTCCGCTCTGCCACCCGTACTACTGGATCGGCGGAAGCCTCTCAGGGACCGATGCTTACGACCATTCGGCGGCCAGGTACTCGGCGCCGTCGCAGGCGGCCTGGATGGTTCACCCGAAACACGGAGATTTTGACCGAACCGATTTTGATCTCAAATAAACTTAGGGAGGTCTAACATGCAACAAAAATATTGTGGGTATTGCAAGAAAATTACATGGTCTTTTGACGATGGCCGTTGTGCGTATTGCGGGCATTTCGGTCTTATCAAGGCGCCGGCGCCGGCCTGCGAGTCCTGCAGCGCCAACACCGTACCCATGGCCGAGGACGTTAAGCGCTGCGAGGGCTGCGAGGCGCCCCCGAAGGTCGTCGAGGTCAGTGATCCCGTCTTTCGTCCCGCGCATTACACGCAATGGAAAATGGAGCCCTTCACGTTTCTGATGCTCAATCAGGTTCCGTTCCCCGAGGGGTCCGCGATCAAATACCTCATGCGCTGGCGAAAGAAAAACGGAATCGAGGATCTCAAGAAGGCCCGGAGGATAATCGACATGATAATCGAGCTGGAAGAACACGGCGAGGATTACAGGCCGAAGAAGGGGGCGCTATGAACAAAAAGCCTAAAATCTATTTGGCATATCCCTACCGGCACCCGGACCTGGCGGTGATGAGGCTGCGGTTCCTGGGCGCCTCAGAGCTGGCGTCGCGGATAGTCCGCTGTGGGGATCACATTCTCTTTTCGCCGTTATCTCATTCGAGGCCGATCGGTCATTTTCTGAATAACCACACCGACGACACGTTTTGGTTAGAGCAGGATTTGGCGTTTTTGCGCATGTGCGATGAGCTATGGATCGCGCTGGTCGAGGGCTGGTGCGATTCAACCGGGATCGCCCGGGAACGGGCCGAGGCGTTCAAGTTAAACATGCCAATACGTTACGTCGTACCATGGGGGTCAAATGGATACCGGCTGTGTAGCACTCAAGAAATGCTTGCATCAATGGAGGCGTCCCGGCCAACGCCGCGAGAGCCCGAGGAAGATAGGGGATTGCCGGACGTGTACCCCTGACAAGCGGAACAAGGATTGCCCGGGCTATGTCCCGGTAGAAGTCGCGGAGGTCGACGTGATCGAGAGCGACGATAGACCAAACCAAGGGAGATTGGACCTATGAAAAAACTGCTTGTGTTTCTGTGTGTGGCGCTGCTGCTGGTCGTGCCGGCGGCGGCCGATCAAACTGTCAAAACGCTCAAATTCAGTTGGAGCCAAACTGTATCTGATCTGCCAAACCTTGCAGGCTGGACCCTGTATTGGTCTGATAGCACCTCCGGCGGCTGGACCGTGGCGGCTACGGTGCCCTATACCGGCGGGGCTGGCCCAGGGTTCGAGGCCGAGAACCAATTGACCGTGACCGGCGATCCAGGGGCCGAAGTCGTCAAATATTTCCAACTGACGGCTACGGGCAAAAACGGCTTCGAGTCCGGGCCGTCGAATATCGTCAGCTACGCCTTTGTGATCCCGTGGCGTGATGTGACGGCGCCCCAAAGCCTAACGGTCGAGGTCATTGTCCGGCAGCAGGCGGCGCCGGCAGCTCAGCCGCGCACTCCGCTGCGGCGCATTTACGAGGCGCTCAAGGGGGTGGCCCCAAATGCTGTGCCCTAAATGTAAGGCCGATACGTTCAGGGTGATCGATTCCCGCCAATACTACGATTGCGATGCGTTTCATTGCATGGTCGTCCGGCGCCGCCAATGCTTTGCGTGTGAATACGAGCAGCGCACCGTTGAAACCGTCGAAAAAGCAGATCAAACTATATGTAGTTCAAAGGTTATTTACTCTGATCCTTGTTAGCCCCATACTGTAGGGGTAGGTCGGGAAGGTCGCCAAGCCTCCCTTGTGCCCCAAGCCGAGCCCCGTAGGCCCCCCCTCCCCAGCCTGCGGGGCTCATTTGTTGACGGAGTGTGTGCCATGAAACGCTATTCTGTAATGTCCTGGTTAGTAGCGCTGGCGTTCGTCGGGATTTGTTTTGGAGCGTTCAACATTTGGTATGAGCCAAACCATCCGGCCGAGGTTGCCCCGGCGGTGGCTGCGGCGCCGGAGCCGTTGCCCCGATTTAGTTTGTTGCAGGAGCGCGGTGAACCCGTCGCACGATATTTCATGGACACGCTTGACTCATCCGATATCGAAGCGGTGTTTAAATTATTGCGTGAAAGTTACCCTGGGGTACACAAACTCACTATCGAGCTGAACTGCCCGGGCGGAAATATGTTCGAAATGATTCGCACCGTCGGGCTCATGCAGGAGTTCCAAGATGCGGGCGGGATCGTTGAGACTCGCGTTTTAGGCGGCGCCGCGTCCGGCGCTTTTTTTATTTTCGTCGCCGGCTCGAAGGGCCATAGGGTAATGGCTGAGTGCGCACTTCTCATGTGGCATAAGCCGAGCGGGTCCAATCCGGCGTTGAGCGAGGAAGCTCAAAGGATCTTGGCCTTCTTCATCCGGCACCTGGACGCATGGCTGGCCAAGCGCTCGTTGCTGACCGAGGACGAAATATCCGCCAAGATTGCCGAGGGCGATTGGTGGATGAGTTCCCGCGAGGCTATCCGCTGCGGGTTTGCCGATCGCGTGTTGTGATGGCCAAGAAGATCCCCAAGAAGCTGCGGCGGCGAAAGGTCGGCCGCCCGAAGGAACCCATTCTGACCCCGGCGCTGGTGGAAGCCATGCGCCGCTACATTTTGGACGTGAGCCCCACGACGACCAAGCTGGCCCAGGTGTTCGGCATTGCGCGGTCGACGTTTTACTTGTGGCTGGAGAAGGCGCCCGGGCTGAAAGAGGCAATTGACGAAACGCGAAAGCAGGAGCGGGACACGCTCAGGGAGGACGCCGAAATATCCTTGGGGAAGCTGGTGCGCGGGTTCAAGTATTCGGAGACAACTTGGGAGCCGGCCAAAGACGGCAAAATGGCGATCACCAAGAAGGTCCGTAAATTCATTGTCCCGAGCGAGCGGGCCGTGGAGTTCGCATTGAAGAACCTGGAGCCGGACCAATGGCGCGAGCGGCAAGAGATAGAGCATTCGGGCAACGTCCCGGTAACGATTATCAGTTATGCGGAGCATCAAAAGGCAATCGAAAATGGGGGTAGTCCTACCTCACCACTTCCAGCCCAGGCCCTACCAGCTCCCGCTTTTAGCCGCGATGGATCAGGGGTGCCTCCGGGCGGCGTGTGTGTGGCACCGGAGAGCGGGCAAGGACAAGACCTTGATTAACATCGTCGCCAAAAAAGCATATGAGCGAAAGGGCTCATATTACTATTATTTTCCGACGCTGAACCAAGGGCGCAAGATCCTATGGGACGGCATGGACCGCGACGGGTTCAAATTTCTGGATCACTTCCCGCCTGAAATCATAGACCGGAAATCTGAGCAATCCATGCAGCTCAGGCTAAAGAACGGGTCTATTTTTCAAATCATGGGGACCGATAAGGTTGAGGTCGTCGGCCCGAACCCGGTCGGGTGCGTGTTCTCGGAATACAGCCTGCAAGACCCC